TGTTATCAGTTTTTTGTTCCGTCTTTGAAGATTGTTCAATTTCTTGTAGATAAGTTTCGCACTTCTCCACTTCTTCATTTGTGAGATTACGCCTCTCTTTGATGGCCAATGCAATCGCTTCAACTGATGGTGTACTATTGTAAGCATTTGTAAACGATAAGATTTCGTCATAAATTACCTTTTCACTTCTATCTGTGAAATATTCATCTTTGAGGAAGGGCAAAGCCTTCCGCAAATAGTCTTCATTTTGTATCAGGTTCCTCAGAATAGTCTGTTCCAACTTCATCAATAATTCCTTTATCTATATTCTGTGACATGATACTAACCAAAATATCACCAATGTGATTCTTGAAATCCATGTTCTTTTGCAGTTCTTCCTTTTGTATCGGAGACTCTAATACATTATACACGAATTGAAGATAGATGTCACCATCTTTTTCCTCATCAAACTTTACTTTACCGTATTGATAAACGGTATCAATGTATTTTCCCGACAGCAGTTTGATGCCGACTGTAGTTTCTTCCGATTCGGGAATTACATAGTTAAAATCAACACCTTCTTTATACTGGTTCATCTTCTACCTCAATTTCTTTTTGAATGATTTCTCCTGCCGCAACACGGTATTTGTTCTCAATGAACTGTTGGAAGGATTGTGTTTTTAGAATTGGTGCCCAAAAGTCTTTAGTGTCCGTATCTTTGATACGATACTTCTTTTCTTCTACTTCGCCGGTGGATACATCCACTTTGCTATACCACCCGTTTGAGGGTTTGATGACATGTCCGGATTCCAACGCAATATCAAGTAAGCCTGACCAACGGCTAATGCCACCGTCAAAAGATACAGAAACAGGAATTTTAGATTTTTCTTTAACATATCTACTCTTTTCTACGTTAATAATAAAATTATAACCGACAACCTCAGTGCCTTCTTTTTCTTGCTGACGACCAATGATAAAGATGTTATCGGCAGAATAGTAAGAACCTGTGCCACCACCAACAATATCCTTTGGATACAAACCAAGTTCTTTGTATGTGTGATTCACAACAACCATCGGAATATCTTTGAGCGACAAGTGTGGAGTTACCATACGGAACAAAGACTTCACTTGTTTTGCACGTGACATATCAGCAACAGATTTACCTTCTAGTGCATCGTCAACTTCTTTCTTTGATGCAAGATTACCAATTGAATCAATGATGATAATCAGTTTGTCTGTTCTCTCAAGATTGGTTAACTGTTGCATGATATCAAACTTCAATTGTTCAATGTCAGTAAGTGGTGTATGGAGAACACGATTGGTGTCAATACCAAAACTATCAAAATAACTCTGCGGAGTACCAAATTCAGAATCATAAAAAAGAAGTGCGGCATCGGGGTATTTGTCCAAGTAAGATTTGGCCATCAATAGTGAGAATGCAGTCTTAAAGTGTTTTGATGGGCCGGCCCACATTGTAAGACCTGGTGTTAAACCACCATCCAATTTACCAGACAACGCAACGTTGACAATCGGTACGGATGTGGAAATCATATCTTTGTCTAAAAAGAATTTTGATTTTGCCAGAATGGCTGAGTCTTTGATAGAACTGTTCTTTTTAATTTTGTCCAAAATGCTCATAATTTTTCCTTTAATCGAATAGTGAGTTTGTTCGTTCCGTTGTCCAGTCCATACAATCAAGAATGACTTTGATTGGCTCTAGAAATGTTTTGTCGAATTGCATGTTGTAGTCGATGCAATCTTGAAGACCAAATTCGGGAGGTAATCTTCCTGGAAATGATACTACATTTTCTTTAAATATGTTTGGTGTTTTTAGATAAGTGAATTTAATCTTCTCACCTTCTTGAATCAACGGATACTTCTTAGATAGGCCTTTTTCTTCAAGGTACTTATTATATAGCAATGCACCTCTCACGTGGATTGGTGTACCTTTTGAATATATGGTAGTCTTGTTTCCGTACTCTTTCAGACCATTGATGCCACGTGGAAAAGAAATATCTTCCACATTTAACTTCTTGAATTCGGTTCGGAAAGTATCGATGAATATGTGCATGTCAGCTTCGGTACCCTTCATCATAATCTGAAGTGCTTGTTTCATCTTCTCACGCACGGGTGTGGGAGTGGAAGACTTAATCATTTCAAGACCCATGATCTTCATGTCTGGTTCGGTATACTGAACACCTTCATTGTTATACACGTGCATGATGTAACGTTTCTTTGCAGTCCAGATACCTTTATTGGCCAACGCTTCACGTTTCATTTGCATCTTTTGTGCATATGCTTTAACATAATTAGCAAGTTCATTATAAGAAGCGTCAATGTATGGCTCAATTTTAGCCTCACAAATTTTATCCATGAAGGATATCGTCCTGTCAATATCGACAGTTCTGTCCCCCATCGCAGATTTAACCAGAGGTCCAAGGTTGAGATAGATAGAGTCAGTATCCGATGCAATGACATAATCTTTATTCTCCGTTTTCATAATTTTATTTACATACAGATTCAGCTTTGCTTCAATCCAACGAATAGAAAACTGGCCAGCAGTGGTGACACCCAAGGCCATACGTAAATCATAAAACCGAAAATATTGGGAACCCAAAGCACCATAAGCACTATTAAGGGATACTTTTTTTGCCAACTGTAGGTTGTTGTATCTGGCGATACGTTTCTCAATGTCATATTTCTTAGTATCATCTTTTTCAGCCTCATAGTCTTTCTTAGCTTGAATCATCATCTTTTTGAACTTCTTACGATCCTCATACATATCTTCCATCATTTTAGGTAAGAAGCCTTGTATATCGGTACGGAAGAATTGACCATTCGGAGTGATTGTTACATTTTCGAGAGCAGACAAGTCAATTTCTTTTTTCAGAAGTTTATCAACGGAAACACCTTGCGAGAGAATGTCACGCATTTCTTGTGTGTAATTTGCAGGCTCAATGAGAGTTTCAGGTGAGATATTGTATTGCATCATCAAATGCGGATACAATGAGTTCAGGTCAAACGATGCAACCCAATTGTGAAGACCAACTTGGGGTTCTTTAACATAAGCACCCTCAAACGCTTCACTCTTTTCTTTCACAATACGTGGAGGAACCACAATATTCTGATTCATCAAGTTGTTGTAAGTCAGAGCATCCCACATGCGTGTCTGTGCAAACACATCATCATAGTTGGTCTTCGTATCATAAGCCAGAGTAAGTGCAAGTTCAATCAACTTGAGTTTATCTTCTAGTTTTAAAATCAAGTCAACGTCTTTGATGTTGTATTCAATAAAGAGTTGGTAATTCAACCTATAAAGTTGGTGCAGGTTCTCATATTCTTCATATGAGATTTTACCTTCACCGAGTTCGAATTGTGCGATTGCATCCAAACGGTAAGATTCTTGTGACTTGCCGTTCGGTGAATACCATTTATACAGTTCAAGATAGTCAAGGTCACCAACACCAACAAGTTCATACACCGTCATTTTACGGTTCATAACAAATGCTTGGCGTTCAGAGATGATGTTCCACGGAGACAACTTCTTAGCCTCATCTTCACCGAGAACCTTACGCATACGATTCACAAGATATGGTACGTCAAAGAACTTGGTATTCCAGCCAGTCAGAGCATCAGGACATTTCTCTTGCCAGAGTTTAAGAAAAAACTTGAGCAAGTGATATTCGTCTTTGCACTTCATGTATCGTTCTGTACCCTTGACCTCATAATCACCACAGCCGAAAACGAACATATGCCCGCCGATAAAACGGAGGGCAATAGCAGTAACTGGTTCATTGGCCAGATATGGATCAGGGAAGCCGTTCTCTGAACCAACCTCAATATCGACAATTGCAATAGAGACTTTATCAAAGTCCCAATCAATCATTTCTTTGTGCTGTTCACCTATGAATGCGTATTCAAAACGATTTTGACCATAGATTGTTTTACCGGATACACCTTCGAACTGGCGTAGATAGTCACGTGCATCACGCATCGTGCCAAATTTATGTGGTTGAAGATACACACCATCTAGTGATGTGTAATTTGTAACTTTGCTCGACTTTTCATAGAGTGTTGGCTGGTATGGAATCTTTAGCTTTGTTCTTTTACCGTCAGTAACGCCACGATAAAGAATGTTGCTACCAACAGCTTGTACGTTTGTATAGAAAAGAGCCATTAACCGGTGATGATTTGAGTTGGTGGAGTGATGATACCAGAGCCAAACATCTGATTGTAGTTGTCCGAAATGTCTGATGCTGGTGTGTAATTATACACTACATGTAGCGGTTCTACAAGAATAATTTCACCTTGTTTTTGTTGAGAGAAAGCTGGGAAAGGAACAAAACCCATTTGAGGTGAAGCACCGGCAACTTTTGGTGGCACCATACGCAACTGTACTGGATTTTTAAGTTGCAATTGACCTTGTTGATTTACAGAAACATCAGCGATTATTTCCTCACCTGTTACCAATTTAATACCTTGAATATTCATAATTATACCTCTGTGTTGAAAAAGAATGTCTGGAATAAACGTCCATTATACACTGAATCACCAAACCCTGGCAACATACTTCTGTGGTAATATTCACCTCGATACATTACCAATCTATTGAAGATGTTGGATACCTGAACGATTGGTTCCCATTTGTCCATGTTAGTTATTTCTTCCGTATTGTTGTTGTATTCCGTTGATGGTATTGTCGGATCATACATTGAAATCTTAGACTCTTTATTCCGGTAGATTGCAGTTCCGGCTTCAAGTGGTGCATCAGGTGTTAGGTATAAAACAGCCGCCCAATTCGTAGGATCATGGTGTATCCATGTTTTATCATTAGCAGTTGTGTACTGGAATGCTGTATTGTATTGTTCTGGCCACCAAGTGATTTTCTTACGTAAAATATCTTCAAACATCGTTTTGGCGTTAGTGTTATGCTCTCCCCGCATAATATCTGTTCTAATACCTGGATAATTACCGGAAATTGTGAAAGGTAAAGATAGTGCGTAATCTCTGACTCCTTTAGCATTAGAATAGAAGTTATCAAAAATCATAAGGTTCGGTATCATAAAAGAGTCTTTATTCATAAATATAAGAAGTTATTAGATATTTTATCATATTTCGTTTAAGAAAACAACAGAATTGAGGTACAAATGAAAAAATTTGTGTTGATTGTTTTATCATTTATGTATCTTGGCACCGTAAATGCACAGACCATAATCACTGATTCCACTACTAAAAGTACGATAGACTCCACAACGACTCTAAAGTCTCCACCTTCATCGGCTATTATTCCAGCTATGAACAACTCAAACACTGATTTATGTACAGTTGGTGTAGCAGGAGCAGTTCAAACACAGATTCTGGGTATTTCAGCAGGATCCACTATACGTGATATGAATTGTGAAAGACTTAAGCTATCCAAAACATTATATGACATGGGTATGAAGATTGCGGCTGTGTCCACATTATGTCAAGATAAAAGAGTATTTGATGCTATGATGATGGCAGGTACTCCTTGTCCATATGATGGTCTGATTGGAGCAGAAGCTAAAGCACTATGGAAAACAAATGCAGATAAACAACCCGGAACAGAAAATAAATCAGGAGAAATGAGTAATGAAACTAAGACATTGTTTGGTATTGGTGGCGTCCTTAGTTTATTGCTCCTACTCTTACTCTGAAAAAGTAAACGATATAAGTTCAAATGCGGCTATTAATGCCTTAAATTGGACTATGACGAATATTATACCACAGTACACTGGTTTAACAATCAATGCGGTTTCATATGAATACACTGTTGTAAAAAAACAAAATGACAATATGATAGTGAATGTACAAAACAAAGACACACGTAGTGATTCATATATTTTCAGAAGCAGGGATGATTGGTCCGGACTGAGAGGAAATAGTATAACAAAGTTAGTTCCGGTTGTCAATATACCTGGTACATATTGGGGACCAGGCGAGATAAGCGTGGAGGGTAATGGTGAGGTTAAAAATGCATCAGTAAAATATAAATATATGTATGATACTTGTGCAAATACTAAAACTGATCCAAGGTGTCCTGGATATGTACCTCCTGTAGCCAAAGAAGTTATTGATCCAACGGATGATGATTTGATAAAGAAGACTTTGGCGGATAAAGTGTATAAAGAAGTGGAAAAGCAAGTTCAATTTGAAATGAGTGAAAAGAAGAAGAAAGAAGAAATTGTTAAGAAAATAATTAAAAATACTTTAATAAGTGAAAAGGATGCTCAACGACTTTTAGAATTTGAAATGATGAACAACATACCTGGTTATAATTTGTATACTGTGTCAATGCCAGGTGGTGTATATAAAGATGTATTAAAATATCCTGAAAAATATTTACCTGATAACAGGCGTGGAAGAAGTTTGGGATTGGCTCAAGAGAGAATGCATAATACGATGGTAGACAGTCAGTATAATAAGTAAAACAAAAAAGGAAAAATATGATAAAAAAAATCATAGCAATCGGGTTAGCAATGGCCCCATTAATAGGAATGACTGAGAGTGCTATAATTACGGGCACTATCACACCTAGATGCGTAATCTATACAGAAACCGCTGGTGTTTACGGTAACCCATCACCAGATGTTTTAAGCACAGCAACTGCTGATGGTGGTGTTCAACCAATCATCAGATATGATGTATTGCAATCCGGCTTCTACAAGGCGGTTATCACAGTACCTAATTCGTTCTCATCATCACCTGCATTAACAGATAGTGTTAGATGGACTGGTTCTGTGGACGTAAGTAGAGTAACCGATGCCGCAATGTCCGCATATTCCACAAACAGGACTGTTTACAACAATACAACCGAAATTACTTTAAGTGTACCTGGAACAGTTTGGTTTAAAGCAGAATCTAAAGCGGAATATGGCTACAATAAAGCATTTCCAGCTGGAACATATAAAGCTATTGTAAACGCAGAGTGTATTGCGATATAAAATTATATGTTTCGTTATGTTCTTATATTATTAATTGGAATTGCTGGGCATGTAAATGCTCATCAATTCCTTCCAACATATCCAACGTTTGAACTTTCTTTTGTTGAAGGTGTTGTACAAACAAAAATGCAACTCTTTAATAAAAGAAAAGAGATAGAATATTATGAATTGAGTGTGTATGATGCAGATTGGAAGCCACTTTCATATGCAACAGAAAGCAAGATTGTAAAAATACAATTTCTTCAAACTAAAGATGTTATCATTTACATTAAAAAAGAAGATTTGAAAAGAATCAAGTACATTTGTTCTGAGTCTAAAATACAAAAAGACAACACTCAAAGCACTGTAATTTCTTCTAGGATCTGCTCAAAGATACAATGAAATATTTGATTGGTCTACTTATATTATTGGTAACACAAAACAGTTTTGCTCAAGGAGCATTAAGTTTAGCATTACCTAGTGCTCCTGGTAGCTATCAATCGGATAGATTTAGGTCAGGCGAATTGGATTGTTCTATGGCTATAGGTTCGGGTACAAACGTAGAGTTTGGAGTTATTGGTGTTATAGGAAATAACACCAATCCGTATCAAACAACTATATCAAATTCAATGAATCAGAATGCAAAAGATGTTGGTGTATATGGAAGAATAACCATACCAATTGGTGCACCAAAAGGACGGGTTGATTGTAATATTCTTTATCAACTTGAATTGACTAAAAAGAGGATTGAAATTCAAAAATTGGAAAATGAATTAAATAACTTAAAAGCACTAAAGTTTGAAAAATGATTATCACACTCGATTTAAATTGGTTTTTTGATTTGTTACCATATTTTATTTTAGGTATTGGAATTGGTATTGCATCTTTTTATATTTTCTATGACGACAATTCAATGTCTGAATTAGAACGTAAGAAGCATGATTTGGAAGTGAAAAAAGAGTGGCTTCGTATGTTAGCCGAACAGAAAAAAGAAACTTCTAAACAGCAAAGATGGAATAACTATGTCAGAAGAAATTAAAAACGTCAACGCTAAGATTGACGAAGCAGAAGCGGCAATGAAAAAGTATGCCAGCAAAGATACTGTTATCAGTATTGGTGGCTATGAATTTACACCAGCTAAACTAATGGTGGCCGCAACTATTGTAAGTTCCACATTAGGTGGATTGTATGGTGCATTTGAGGTCTATAAGGACTATCAAAGCATGAAGAAAAAGATTGCTGAATACTCCGCACCAGATTTGTCGGAGTTTGATAAGCGTCTAGCCGTCATTGAAGAAAATTCTGGTAAGACCAGTGACTATACACGTGATATCAAAAATGATTTAAAGAATGATATCCGCCGTAATGAATCTGTGACTGAACAAGTTGAACGTTCAGTTAAAAATGTTCAACGTGAAACTGAATCTGAAATGCGTGATATGCGTAAAGCGGTGAGAGAAGATTTGGAACGTGCTAGAACCGAGGCGGCCGCTATACGAAAAGATATGGAACAAACTCGAAAAGAAATAAACTCAGAGTTTACTTCCGCACGTAGAGAGATTAATCGAGAAGTTGAAACACTCAAGAGAGAAGTAGACAACAAGATACAGAAAGCAATTGACAATCCTTTAGCCGGCAAATGAAATACTTAGTGCTACTGTTGTTGATGGTAATTATACCATCATCAGCGGCACGTTATGAATGTATCCGTTGGACATGGACCGGTGATGTGTACAATCGAAAGGTTGTTTGTTTGGAATGGCGTCAAGAAGATTGTTCCAAACGACTACACAAACATATATGTAAAGGAAACAAATAATGATAGACCCGATAACCGCATTGGCCGGCATACAATCGGCTGTTGCATTAATTAAAAAAGTATCAAAAACTGTTGACGATGTTTCATCATTGGGTCCAGTTTTAGGTAAATATTTCGATGCTAAAAACAATGCATCAAAAGCTATGGTGACGGCTAAAAATAGTGGTAATAAATCTGCTATGGCTACAGCAATTGAAATAGAAATGGCTTTACATCAAACAGAACAGTTTGAAAAACAATTGCAATTGTTATTCATGCAAACAGGTAAGATAGATGTTTGGAATAAAATAAAAGCACGTGCATCAGCAATGAATATAGAGTCTGCACATGATGCACGCCGTGAAAAAGAAGCCCAAGAAAAACGAAAAAAGAAAAATGAAGAATTGGTGGAAATAATTTTTGCCAGCGTTTTTCTTATTATTATTCTTATTGGCACATTTTGGGGACTTTACGAACTTATAACTTACTGTAGTCAAGTTCGTTGTGGTAAGTAAAATGGTGCTCCGACTAGGAATTGAACCTAGACTCAATGAATTATGAGTTCACTGCTTTACCATTAAGCTATCGGAGCATTTGGT